AGTCTTTGATATTTTCATGTAGGACAATTACTCTTTTGGATTCGCTACTGTATTTGCCTTTTGCTGTATCTATAATGACGCAATTATATGTTTGCCCATCTATTGTCTCTGTTATGAAACTATTTTCATTTAATCTAAAGAATTCTTCCATACGAAGTCCAACATGTAGTTTGAACCGAAAATAGTCTAATATTTCTTTTTCTATACCATGTTGTCCTGAAAATAATAATCCTAATTCATCCACAGTGAAATTTCGCTTAGTAGTTTTTTTATTAATGCGAAAACGTACAAGTGATGTCTTGCTAAAATAGTTAGTTTCAATAAGACCTAAATTTACAGCTCTTTCAAAAATTTTTGAAAGAAAGCCAACTATATTATTCACTCTTTTTTCGCCACGTTTTCGTGTTTCATCTTTAGAATCTAAAAGACTATATTGGAATTTTTCAGCTACATTTAAATCTATATCATTTATCCCAATGCTTTCACCATCAAGAAATTCTTGAAGTAGTTTTGATACCAATCTATATTCTTTTTTTGTGCTTTCACTAAATTTTTGTTTTGATCCAACACTTTCTAAATAGTTTTCAACTAAATCTTCTATCGTTGTTATATTTAGTGAATCTTTGTTAGGTTTGATTGGCTTTAATTTGGTTTTCTTTTTCTTTTCGTTATAGTTTAATATCTCTGACACGATATAATGTGGTATAAAAGTACCAAAAACAATAAGCCCACCTTTTACCTCTACTGTATTGCCACTAGGATTTTTTTTAGCATTCTTTTTCTTGTGGGCTGGTTTTTTCTCTGGTGTAGCTGGACAAAAACTATTTATTAACTCCTCTATAGGCAGATCATCATCTATTGGGACGGCAGGTCTTGGGGTAGTATCGGCCTTGAATTTTAAGGCACTAAGTCGCTCATTTATTATCTTATCAAGCTTTTTAGCTCCAGGCAAATGGACAGAGTATGGAAATAGACCAAAAAGATTAAAGCATATTTTTAGCCAGTAATCTTTATTCTTATCACTTGTGGCTCTCTTATATCCCTTTGTGAGACAATATTTTATATCATCAGATAGTTCTTTTACCTTATCTTGATAATAAAACTTTATTCCTAGATGATTTAATTCATTAAAATCATCAACTTCAAGTTGCTGTTTAATTTCTTTTCTCATAAAAATCCTTTAATAGAATATTTATATATAATTATACCTATCAAGTTAAATATTTTAGGATATTTTTAAATAATTAGTAAATAAAAAATATCAAGTCCCTTTAATGCCTCTTTTTTGGCCTTCAAGGACACTCCTTTTGCATATGTATCAGTTGCTAGGTCTGTGCTATGACCCAAAAGAACGGAAGTAAGATCTGCTAGAGAATTTTCCAAAAATGTGTCTATTTAGGCGCTTTCCAAAATAATCACTACTCTCTTTTCCTTTCTTGATTTGCTCTAGCCACTTTAAATCACCCAAATACTCAATATTCTTATGTAGCGGAATTTGCCTATATTTGCTAACGCCTCCTTTTTGCTTGGCAGTCTTAACATTTATAAATTTTATGCCATCTTCTTCGCCTACACTTTTGCTATCAAGTTGCCAAATTTCATTAAACCTTAGCCCAGTATGAAGAGCAAACATCATATAGTTTCGTAGATCAAGCCTTTTTGTAGCAAAAACTATTTTTAATTCATCTAGGCTAAAGTTGTCTTTCGGCGACTTCTCGTCGGCTGAAATTTTAAAAGATGTAAGCATTTTAAAAGGATTGGTCGTGAGCTTGCCCATCTTTATGGCATAGTCAAAGAGCCTTTTTGAGTAAGATGTGTAGTTGTTGATGGTCTTTTTATTAAGCTTTTTGTTTGCTAGGGTTGTTTGGAAGTTTTCAGCGTCGCTGTAGCTAAACTCTTTACCTTGATGATCTTTAAAAAACTCATCCAAGAGCTTGCCAGTCTTAATATAATAGCCCTTGGTCTTATCGCTAGATTTTAGCTTTAAACACTCTGTTTGCACATATCTTTTAGCTACTGCTTCAAAAGATAGCGGTGTGGTTTCTTTTGGGTTTAAAGATTCGTCCAATAATGTTTTGAGCTCTTTTTCAAGCTTTCCTTCTGGAGCTACTAGATTATAAAATTTAGCTATCACCTCTTGTGAGAGCTCTTTATATTCGCTAACATCTAAAAATATGCCATTTTGTTTAATGCGCCGCTCATTTTGTCGTTTAATGTTTATCAAGGCTCTTAGGCTTTTAGAGTTTGTATGCGCTATGGTTACCTTTTTAGTAAGAGCTTCGTTGGCTGCGGCTTTTATAGAATTTGCCAGTCTTGCCGCCTCATCTATATCTTTTGTGAAAAGGCAAAATTTAACAGTTAGCTTTTTGCCATCTTTAAGAGCAGTATCAAAAAAGTAAAAATTTGGTCTGTTGGGAACCTTTGTGATCAATCTAGAACTCATAGAATGATCCTAATAGTTTCTGTAACAAAAGTGCAAATTTTCTGTAACAAAGCTGATTTGTCTGAAATTTAGGACAAGAATATCTGCTAATAAATGCAGTTAAAACACCGAAATTTAGGGAAGCTGGAAAGAAAAATATTGTGTTGGTGGCGGACAGAGAGGGATTTGAAAAATCAACTCTTACTACGTAATATACGCTATTTTAAAAATATTAGTCAGCTAAAAGGTCAGCAAAAAAGATATTTTCTATACTTTTTCGGCTCTATTAATCCAGCCTCTTTCATATCTAGCCAAAGTTGGGTTAGCTGAAATAATAGCCCTATAATAAGCTATTTCTGCTCGGTCGTAGTCTTTATCAAAGCTCACTTCATTATACGCATTTATCGCGGCTAGAGTATTAGCGCCTAAAATGCCGTCCGTTGTAACGCCTACAACCTTTTGAGCCGCTTTAATGGCGTTTTTGCATCCAGCATTTACGCCAAATATAAACATTTCCGCCTGCTTTTGGTAGCTGTTTATCTCGTCAAGCCTCATAGCGTCCCAATAGTTAGCCTTGTAAAATTTACCCACAAGCTCAACTAGGTTATCGTCGTTGTATAGGGCGACGCTAGCCTTTTCAAGATCGCCGTATGCGTTGATAGCTGCTCTAACTTGCCCCCAGCCTTGCCAGCTTGGGTTTGCTGTTTCATAAATGCCCATAAATGTTAAGCCTTTTTCGTTTGGGTTTTTGTGTAGTGCGTTTTTAGGGCTGTTAAATTCTAAACTCATTAATGTATAAAATGCGTTAGTAAAGTTTTTCATTTTTTAATCCTTTTAAAAATTTATATCTCTTGGCGGTTTTTGCGAAAAGTCATCACTACCGACATCAAAGCTATTTAATTTTTTATCTATTGCCTTATCGACTGTTGTGCTTATCCACGCAGTGCCACGCCACGCAAAAAAACCACCTACCGCAAGGCTAAAGCGGTTCTCTTTTGTAAAATAAAACGTAACTTCATAAAAAATCCAGCATATAAACATCGAGCTTATCGCGCTTATGATTGAATTTATTATGGCTTTGCCGCTATGTAGTGGCTTGTGACTATCATTTTCAAGGCTTAGCACTCCGCCGACAAACCCCACAACGGCAACCCAAAAATAAAAACCTGCCTTATTTAGTAAGTCCTCCATTACCTCCGCCTCTCTTAATACTTAAATGTGAAAATATACATTATGACAACGGATAGTATTAGCTCAAAAACAACCATTCTATTTAGCCAAAATTTCTTAGTCTTTTTTATGATCGCTTCCATTTATACACCCTTTTAAAAGTTCTTCGCACGTCAAAAAATAGCCCATAAGCTCTTTAGCGCTTTGCAAATCACTAGGGCTATACTTTGGCTTTGCTGGCATTTTTTCAATGCACGCCACCGGCACATATACGTCTTGATATTGCGTTTTTACGATTACTTCAGGTTTTGAAGCACATCCAGCCATAAAAAACGCCACTATTAGACTACTTATTACCAGCTTCATTTAATAGCCTTTCATAGAAATTTAGTTTTTCCTCGCAGGCGGCATCCTTGATAGGCACTGCCACACGCTCAATTTTAGTTATAACACGCTCTTTTATATTAGCTTCGTCTTGCTTTGGCACGCTTAGGGCTTTTAGGCTTACATTTACAAGCTCTATCTTTGCTTTGCAAGTGTCAAGATCGGCTTTTACTACTGTGTTATTTGCTTCTTTTAGTGCCAGCTTCGTTGTTAGTTCATCTATCTTATCGGCTGCGCTATTGTTTAGCCAATAAAGCACGCCAACGACAAAGCTCAAAAATAAGATAGCCCCTATATAAAATTTATCGCTCATTTCGCACTCTCTTAAACGGATTTACACACCAAACACTTTTAAGCACCTTCTTATCATCTGCTTCAAGATATGTGCTTTTATTCTCTTCATCCATCCCGCATATATCCATCAGCTTCCAACCTAGATATATGCGACAATACCATTTTGATTTGCCGTATCTGATTTCACGGTAGTAGCCGAAACGTTCGCGTCCGTCTTTCATTTTGCAAGTGACTAGGCACTCGGTATTCTTTTTCCCCTTGTTGTATGTCGCTAGCGTATCGCCGATCGTGCGCACGGTGTTTGCGTCGATGTCCTCGACTTTGACGCCCAGATACTTTGCGCTGAATACGCCTATTCTGTTGCGATACAGCCAGCACAGCCTCGCCCAATACGTGCGGTTTTTGCCGTTTGGGAAATGCCCGTTTTTCCAACCGTCGTCGCCATTGACCCCATAATCGGGATCATCAAACCACGCCGCCCACTTCGGCAAATTCTCACTTTTTTCGTCGCAGGCTAGGAGAGCAAAAGGCACGATGATAAAATGAAGTATCTCAATCGGCAGCTCGACGCCGACGTTTTTAAGAATTTGTAGCTTTTGTTTTTTCGTCAGTTTCATTTTTCTTTTCCTCTTGATACTTCGGGCTTGCAGGGCAGCCGCTCCAAGGGCACTCGCCTTGTTTGTCTAGCTTTGAGCTGCATATCTCGCAGCGTTTAGTTTTCTTTTTCATTTTCATATCCTTTCTCTAGGGCTTGTTTCTCAGCTAGTAGCTCTTTGTATTCCTCGCGCAGTTCAGGCAACACGCTATCATTGCCAATTAGTATCGCGCGGCGTATGTCGTTCTCGGCTTCTTTGATCTGTGCTTCAAGCTGTGCTAGTTGTTTAGCTTTTTCATCTATCTTTGGCTCTAAAAGTTTATTTGCCTCATCGTCGCTTATTGGTGTTAGTCCTAGCTCTTTTACTCTTTGGTTTATTATCTCTTTGCTTACGTTATCTTCGTATGCGAAAATTTCGTTATTTTGATTTTTGTAGTATTTCATTTTTCCCTCCTAACTAAACTCTGCCCAACTATAAAGAGCTCCATTTGACGTGACTTTATACCTTGTTTTTGGTGGTATCAGTACGGTTATGTTTGTATGAGTTGCCGCTGTCGTAGTGGCGGTATTTGATGATGTGAGAGTAGCAGTTCCGATAGTGACATTTAGCGTTATTTGTAGGATTGTATTGTTGTTCCATGCGTCGATATAAAGCATTATTGGTTTATCCGTCGTATTTTCATAAAAAACATTAAAGGCTCTTTGCGTTGTTACTATTTTTGTGGTTTGATTAGTCCCTATGACTTGATTAACTCTGGCAAATTTGCTATCACTTTCTACTTTAGTATATGCGTCGGTCTTTTTTAAAAATGTGGCATCACTCCACTTTCTAGTAGCAAGTACGACGTTATTATCAACCTTAAGTATTATGCTATCGCTCGCATTAGAAATTTGAAGTTTAAAATTTAATGTGATGTCTTTGCTCGACCCCTCATTTAAAAGTGGCTTGTAAGTATCCGCTAACCTTGCAACTGCAAAGAGTGAGCCATCATCGCAGTATATGCCAGCTGTTTTTATGTAAAATCCGCCAACTTCAGGCGGTATGATGGCATCGACATCTAGGATATTATTATCGTTTTCATCTATTGTTACGGCGTTTATTGCACCCCTATACTTCTCATTTGGTATTGATGTCGTCTGCTCGCTTAGCTCTCCATCGTAATCGCTTACTACGATCTCTTTTAGCGCTATCTTTGATCCATCGCTAGCGGTTTTTAAAAGTTTATTGATGCCGTTTGCAGTTAGAAGTGTATATTGTTTCATTGCTTTCCTTTTAAATTTTATTACCTAAAAAATTGAGCCTTTAAATTGACAGGTATGCTTATGATCTCGTTTATCTGCGTAGTAGCTCCTACTTTAAAGCTTGCTCTTTGGTTTATATTTGATATTACATAAGGATCTACGCTTATATTTTCGCCGCTTATTGCGTAAGAGTAGGCTTTTACATCTGCTTTGATACCTACTTTTATATTTGCGCCGTCATATACGCTACGCACGTTTTTATATGTTTTGATTAGCTTATCGGTCTTTGCTACTTGTTCCTTGCTTAGCCCTTTGCTCGCATCCAAAATAAGCTTAAAATGATATGGCTCGCCGCCATATTCGCTCCACTGCTTTGTGCTTGCACCGCTATAATATGCCTTTAGTCCAGTTTCTAAACTATCGCTTGTCCCCTCAAAAAAGTAGGTTTTTAGCGGTGCTTTTAGCAGCTCTTTTGTCTCCTCTATACTTAGGCTTTTAGGCTCGGTATCAAATTGATGCGCTAAATAAGCCCTATTTAGCTCGGTTTGGTTATAAAAAAAACGTTCGTCAAAGGCTAAATACTCATCCATTTTTGGCGCAAAGACTTCATCAACCCTAAAAAGTACATCGTTATAGGCTCTTAAATCAAGCATGATTAGCCTTATTGATTTGAAGCGAATTTAAAATAATGATGCTATCTCGGTCAGCTGCTGGGATTGGCGTTTTTACCTCAACGGATGCGGTATTTTCATCAAAAGCCACTTCAATGATCTGCGAGATGTGTGGCGTCTCGTTGATCTTTAGCGTGCTAAAAAACTCTTTTATTCTTAGGTCTGCATTTGCCAAAATTTCATTAAACATAAAATTCTGCTTTGGCGCGATCTCAATAACTAGATCAAGACTAACTTTATTTGCCTCTTTTATGCGTACATCATCGGTTAGTGGGATTTTGTCTTTTAGCGCCTCTTTGATCTTTTCTTTAGCAATTTGCCCACTAAATTTGGATAAATAGACTACTTGCACGACGCCAGCATTTAGCTGATATACATTTGCTTTGCTTATGCCCTCGACGCTTAATACATGAAAAAGATAAGCTTTTTCACTGCCAGCCGTGCTAAAGCGATGAAGTGCTAACAAAAACCTATCCCTCAGCTCGTCATCGCTCTCACGTGCCTTAAAGCCACTAAAAGGCTCTTTTATGTTTATCTCGGTTATATAGATGTTTGGTATTTCAAGTGTCGTAGTTTCGTAAGGCTCTTTAAAATAGTCTGCCGCTTCGATCTCAACTATTGCCGTGTCGCTTACGTATATATCTTTTAGCAGATATGCAAAATGCCCTTTGGTGTCCGTAAATTTAGTGCCTTTGCTTAGAAAAGTTGAGCTATTTACTTTTATCTCGATCTTTGCGATCGGCTTTATCTCTTCATTCCGCTTTATGCCGATTAGTTTTACAAGCTCATTGAGATACTCGCCTTTGCTAAAAAGTAAGTAGTTTTGAGAAATTTTGACGTTTGTAAGCTCGATAAAATTGTTAAGCTTAAATAAAAATATATCAATAAGCGTCATATAATCATCCCCTATTAGTGGGATATAGTCTAGCTTTCCGCTCTTTGTTTTAAACTCACTTATGATAGCTTCTCGCTCTTTGTCTATATCTAGTGGCTTTATAAAATTTGGCACTTTCATATTTTTAGCCTTAGGCTCTTGCTAAGAGCTGATGCCTTTACTTCATAGATTAAATTTATATCAAGCTTGCCATTAACCACGCCATTAAAATCTATACTTTTAAGCATTATGCGTGGCTCAAAAAGTTCTATTTGCTCTATTATTTCACTTTTTATTTCATTTAAAACAACAAGGTTAAAGGATTTGTCGATATATCTACTTAGCCCAAAATTAGGGCGTAAAGTCTTTGTCAGCTTCGAAGTTAAAAAAATACGTCTTATGTTTTCATCTACGCTTATTTCATATCTCATAACTCCATTTTATTTTAAACAATACTCTATTTTTATGGCATACATTAAAATAATTCTAAGCTTGATTGCCAAGAGGTGTTTATCTCGTGAGTGATCTTTTTTATGATAAATTTAAAAGGCTCATCTTTTTCATCTACGCTAAGCAATAAAAATCCACCTGCAAAAAATGGCTCACCTAATATCTTTAAATTTGCACTTTGCTCTTCATTTTGTTGATTTTGCAGTTTTGTGTTTGCTAGCATTAAAGCCCTGTCTTTGCTATCTTGCATAGATGTTATTTTTAACACTGGCTCTTTTTGCCCAACCCTTACTACTTCATCCATTCCGCTTTTTGTGTTATGCCATGTTACTTCACAACTATTATATTTTATAGTCTCTTTTTCTTCCCAATTAAAACTAATCGCGTTATTGGCATGATAGCTATATGTTATTCGGTTGCTTTGTTTATCTCTATCAAAGAATATTAAAGTGTTGTTTTTTATGCTAAAACTTAAATTTAAATCCTTCGCCATTTTATCTAAAAAAGCGACATCGCTTTGATCGTGCTGCTCTAGCGTTACTATTTCATCGCTTCTTATAAAATCTATTTTGTAATTATAAGAGTTCTCGCGTGCAAGTTGCTTGATGATATTTGCATAAGTTGTGTTTAAAAATGTTCTATTTTTTTTGGTTTTAAAATCTTTTGTAAAATCAGCTGAAATAGCTTCTATCTCGATACTTCTTTTATACTCATACTTCAACGATACTATGATGAAAGAGCCTAAGAAATTATCATTTACATAAATTTTTATCTCATCTTTTACTCTTGGTTTGGCATTACTCCACACTAAATTTATATTTAATTTATCTGCTTCATCCCCCTCATTATCTTCTATTTTTATATTGTGCCATGTCATTAAATGCGTCTTATCAACACCGTTATAAAGGATTTTAACCTTTGGCTTTATAAAATTTATTCCCATAAATAACGCTCTTTTTTGATCTTAGGCTCAATATCAGGTAAATTTACAATATCCCCCGCAGATAGAAAAAATTTTGTCAATAAGTGCTCATTTTCTCTTAAAAAGATACTATAAGTGTCTTGATCTAATGAGCCATAATTTTTAAAACATATCATATCTAGCTTATCATTGTCTTTTGCCATATATTTATTCATCTTTTTAGCTCCACATTTAATAATCCCACAGCTCTTTCTTGCAACTTCTCACTAAAACTCAATGCTAAAACATCAAGATTTGTCACTTTTTTAATATAAAAATAGTCTTTCCTTCTTAAATTGCCACTGCCTATGCTAAAGCCATTTACGCCCTTAGCCTTGCTAGAGATAAAGAATTTTCCGCCATGTCTATTTTTTTGTTCGCCATAACCCTTGTTATATGGTCTTACAGCATTTTCTAACATAAAAGGCGTTATCTGTTTATTTGTTGCTGTTATTTTTATGTGTAAATTTGTGCTTCTTGCTCTATACTCTTTTAATCTTTTTTTGGTTAAATACTTCTCTTTTACAGCAACATTTTTTAAAATCAACTCTCTTTGCTCTTTTTTTATCTTTGTTAAAACTCTATTTAACGCATTTGCTGCATCTTTTAAAATAGCATTTTTATCCATTTAAGATAACTCCACTTATATTTAGAGTTTTGGTATAATACATCACGCCATTAAACTCACTCTTTATAAATGTATCTATACTTGTAACTACTTCGGTTATAAAAAAATCTTTGTTAAAACACAGATCAAAGCTTGATATTTTAACCACTCTTGCCTCTTTTACAAGCTCTTCAAAGCCGATAAAATCTATCAAATCAGGCAACAATATCTTAGCCTCAAAACTAAGCGTCTGCTCGTAGCCACCTATATGAGAATAAAAAGGTCTTGATATGGTTTGTGTTTTTTCTAAATTTACACTTAGAATTTTACTTAGACCGCTTATGTTATTTGTTACTTTAAAGATATATTTATCTATGCTTATTATCATTAGTCGCTGTCCTTAAACCTATATGAGCTATTTTCCACTGCTTTTGCTACATTTTCAGGTGTTGCAGATGAATTTTGCATATAGACATTTACTGTCTTATTATCATTTACCACCTGACTTTTTGTATTTTTGCTATCTTTTAACTCTTTAACATCGCCTTTAGTATCTTGTTTTTCATCGTTAAACCAAGAAAAGGGGTTATACCAATTTTTTTCTTTGCCATCTCCTATACCTAGTGCGTCTTTTGCCCCCTTTGTCACATCATCAAAGCCCTTTTTTATATTAGTAAAAATCTCTGTTATGCTTTTTATCTTTTCATCTATCCAATTAAAGAATTTAGTAAAAATACCAGTGACCCATTTTACTGCTTGATCAAAGCTATTTTTTATCACTTCGCCAATATTTTTAAAGATAGGAGCTAAAAAGGCACATGCTCTTTTAAAATAGCTAACTAAATCATCCCAATAATAATAAACCAACGCAATCGCTGCTCCAATAGCTACAATAATGGCTCCAATGCCTGAACTAATCAGCGCTGCTGTCATTAATCTTGCTCCAACTGCGACAGCTTTAAAAATACCATTTAAGGCCATTAGTGTAAATTTAACTCCAACTATCATTGCTTTATATAAAGCCATTGATGCAGTTGTGAGCTTAGCCCATATGTTTTGAAGTGATAAAGCAGCGATACAGCCTTTTATACTGCCAGTTGCACTAACACAAGATAGACCTGTGCTTAATATAGCCAGTCTTAATCCACCAAAAATAATAGAGCCAAAGGTTTTAAATATCTTAAAAGCCATAACGATAGAGTAAAGAGAGGTTAAAGCGCCAATTGCACCACCTACGCAAAGAGTAAAGTTTGGAAATTTTGTAGCTGCTGATGATATAAAATTTGTTAATTTACTTATGGCATTTGATGCTTGTTTTAAAAATGGCAAGAATACAACGCCTATCTTTTGCCCTAACTCTGCAAAGTTGTTTTTTAATATCTCTATTTGATAAGCTAGTGTCTCTTTTTGCCTTGCATCCTCTCTTTGGATGCCACCAAGATATGCTGTTTTATCAGCAGCCTTTTTAACATTTTCTTTGTATTCATCAAGCCCTTTAACTAGCGTTGAAACATTGTTTATATGTTCTTGCCCAAAAAGTGCTTTAATAATTTCAGCTCTTTTAAACCTATCTAACCCTTTTAGTTTTTCTAAAAATTTAATAAGCGTTCCCTCGCCATCTTTTTCAAAGGCACTTTGCATATCTTCAACATCTATCCCAAGCTCTTTAAAAGCCCATTTAGCTGAAGATGTCGCCTTTTTTGCACCAGCTAAAACGCTAAATATCTTTGACATTGATGTTGATGCTTCATTTGCTGGTATTGATAAGCTTGTCATCGCTCCACCTAAATTTACTAAATTTTGAGCATTTAAATTTAGCATTTCACCAGCCGCACCAACATCATTTAAAACGCTTATTACCTTGGGAACGCTAGTATTTGAAGTATCTGCGATATAGTTAATATAATCGCCTAATTTTTCTACTTCTTTTATGTCTTTTAATTTAAAGACATTTTTTAAATTTGCAATGTTGCTTCCAGCCTCTGATGTGCTCATCTCAAAAGCATTTGCCATTTGTGCAACTAATTTTGTGTAATCTAGTAGTTGCTCTTGAGCTATGCCAAGCTTTGCTCCCTCAAATGAGATACTAGCTAGCTCATTCATACTCTTTGGCACTTCTCTTGTTAAGGCGATTATCTCATTTGAAAAATGTTTGAATTCATCAGCTGAAAAATTAGTAACCTTTTTTACATCTACCATCGCTTTTTCAAAGTCGATAGCCGTTTTAACTGGAGCTCTAAGCACAGCTAAAGCTCCAACTGCTGCTACAATTTTTAGCTTCATCTTATCTATCTTTGCTGTAGCTTCGTCAATATCTAATTTTACTTTTGCCTTTGTTGCTTCTTTGAGTTTGTTTTTTACCTCATCAAGTTGTGCTTTTGGCAAATTTAATTTAAGACCAGTTTGATAGCTATCTTTAACACTATTAAAAGCTTTATTTAAATTGTCTTTTATTTTATTTGCGCTACCATTAACAGCGTCTAAGGCCTTATTTAAAGCAGATAGATCGATGTCAAAAACTAAAGACGCGTTAGCCATTTTTAACCTTTCTTAGGAGCTTTGTTTAAATGTTTGCTGATATTATCATTGCAATTACTTTTATTTTTTCTATAATTTTTTTATTTTTTTTATCACTATCTCTTTTGGATCTCGCAACTGGGTTGTGGGATGTGGCAACCAACTATTGGTATTTTTCGCTATTATTTGTAATAATTTGCATATGCTATATAGTAGGCAAAAAAGAGCTTGAAAGAAAAAAACGTTATCAACCTTAAAAAAGAGCTTTTTAGCAGTTGCCGTCATTTACTTAGCCCTTTTGCTATCTCGTAATATTCTACAAATTCGTCAAAATTAAGCATTAAAATATCACTGAAACTAAAATTTAAGGTATAGCAAATAAGCGCTATACCCTCACTTAGTTTTTTAAGCTACTAATCCCACTAAGCCTTGCGACAACTTCGCTCAATCCTGATAGTTCAGATATTGGCAAATCATTTAAAAAGGTCTCATCCATCTCGCCTTTACTCATATCAATAAGCAAATTTATCAATTTCTCTGTATCGTCCTTACTTCGTTCGCTAGCTCTTATCTGCCCTAATGTAGGAGCGTATAAAGTAACTTCTTGACCATCGCTAAATTTATATATCTCTTTTTGTTTTTCTATCTTTGATAACGCCATTTTTAACAATCCTTTCTTATAAAATATTTTTTCTTATCTTTTCTAGTAAATCAACACCATTAACCACATAAAAGATATTTTCAACATCATAAATTAATGCTGGTTTATCATCAATATCATATTTAACAAAAAAGCAAGCTATCTCAATGCTTAAAACAGCCTCGCTTCCCATTTCAAACTTAGGCGTTTCAAGCACTTTTATATTACCAGCAAATGTTGCGGTTACCTTTGTTTGCTCTCCACCAGTTGCGGTTAAATTCTTTCTTATATAAAAAGAGTGTGGCATATTTGTATTTAACATTGAAAAATAAACGCTATTTACATTATTCACCTCAAGTTTGCAAGTAAGAGGTTTTAGTAGTGGCAAAACCACTTCGTATTTACCAACTGCAGAGTTTGTTTCTATTGTTTCGTGTTCAAACTTTGGTAGTTCTGCACTTTTTAGCTCGCCTATTTTACCTACACCATCGATAAATAAATTTCCACCAGTTATTGCCTGCGCTGTTAGATTTTGCATTTTTTCTCCTATATTTTAAAGTTCTTCTATAAGCACTTGAGAATAAGCATCAACACGATAAATTCTATTTGTGATGTTTTTAATTAATGGCATCTCTTGCACTTCATGTTTTATATAAATTTTGCCTGCTGCAATTGTTTGGTTGTCATTTAGTTCAAGGGGGATGCTTACTTTAAAGCCAACTGCCACATTATTTGCCACCAAGCGACGATAAAAAGCCTCCAAACTATCAACCACGTTTTTAAGCACATCTCTCATACGCTTATCAATGGCTCTTTTTTGTGCTTTAAAAATAGTTTCGATAGCGGTATAAAAAATAACATAAGTGTGTAGTGATTTAAAGTCCTCATCTCTTGTTTCGCCACCCCACGCTCTTATGCCATCATCACTTATTATTACGCTTATGCCAGCATCTCTTAGCCTATCAGCTTCACAATCAACGCCTTGTATAAACTCAACCTTATCAACTATGCCTATTACGCCATCTATTACGCGGTTAGAGTAAGTTTGCGAAAATCCATATTCAGTCTCTGCCATAACTTTTGCATAAAGCGCTATTAAAAAGACGCTTGCAGGCCTGACAACGTTATCAATCCTTAATACTTTTTGGTAAGAGCAAATAGCAGTTTTATATTGAAGCTCATTTATCTTTTGCTTTGCTTGCGTCTCATTTTCTGCATCAACTTCGATCGCATAAACCGCCCTTAAGTGCTCGCCTAATTGTTTTAATTTCTCATAAACTCCTGCGTTGTTATATTCAGGAGCTAAGATAAATTTAGGCTTTAACATTACTTCGGCTTCAGCCTTTTTTAGCGCATCAATGGCAGTTAAACAACTCTGTAAATTCTCACTATTTTTAGTATCAGCATTTGCATCTATACTGGGTTTAAAAGAGCTTAAAATAACTTGCGTATGAAGTGAAGTTGCATCTAAATCAGTTAAAGCATTTTTTAACGTTCCGCTTCCAACTGCCTTTAATGCATCTTTTACTGTGCTAAATACATGCAGCCCAGCCTCAAGCTTACTATCATCGCCAACGATAGCGATAGGACGCTTATTGTCGATGTCGTAACCATTTAAAGAGCCATTGTAAAGCTCAACATTTATTCCATATTTGCTTGACATTTTTCTATCCTTTTTTATTAATCTCTTGTATATCCGTTGTTTGTGTGATTTGTTAGATTACCTCTTGCATCTGTGATACTTCCGCCTACATTTAGGTTTGAGCCAACTTTCATATTTCCGCTTATTTTTAGATTGCCATTTATACTAAATTCGCCACTTCCGCCGCTATCTCCTGAGGTGGTGATAGCTCCTTGTATATTTGTGTTGCCTAAAATTTGCACATTTGGGCTTTTAATAGTGGTTTTTTGTGCTGTTAAATTTGCGTTTTTGCAAGTTATATTTATATCGTTTTGCACCACTATATTTATCACTTTTGGGTTTGTGATCTCAAGTGTTGAACTTGAAGTATCGTAGCTTATTGTTGTGCCATCTTCATACTGGCTTATTTCTTTTGTTGTGCAAGCGCCGCTTGGCTCTTTGCATCTTTGACTAAAAATAGCCCCTAATGCAAATTTAGCGTTACCATTTTCGCCTTGAAACATTAATACTTGCTCATTAACTCTTGGCGGGACAAATTTGCGCTTAAAGCTATTTGCAATAGCCAAATAAGGTATAAATTTACTTATCGTCCCTTGATAATTTACTTTCACTAAACCTTTGTTATCACAAACTTCACAAATATTTCCCACAAAAACCATTTAATAGCTCCAAAGATTAGTAAAATAAAGAAATTTAAGCTCAACTCTTGTTCTTATGACATTGCGCTCTCCTGCTTCAAATTCTCGGTTTATTGAAACTAGAGTGCAATTTGCAAAACTAGACTTAAAATTACTTAGTTTTAACAAAGCTTCTTTTATTAGTTTTGCATCTATTTTTTTATCGATTAGATCAATGCTTACATTAAGTTCATGCGATAAAGCTTCGCCCTTTAACGTAATATCATCATTCCCATCACTAATGATGATGACTGGTAAAGATCTATCTTCATATGTGTAATCATCTTGGATAAAGCAGGGAGCAAGCGTATTTAAAGTTTCATTTAAATCTTTTATAATCTCTTCTCTAAATGAGCTTGGATAAAAATCATCCTGTCTATCTACTTTATCTATTGACGTTATCATCATAGCTCTCTTAAAAAGAGCCTATTTAAAATTTGGCTCTCTTTTTCTATCTTTGTTATCTCATAGCTTAAGCCATCAACCATTAACTTATCTTTTACATTTATGCTTTCATCTGCTTTTATAAGAGCAGTCACAACTGATCCAGTAGCACCGTTGTCATAAAAAATAGGCGTTGTTTTGTTTAACATTCCACTCGCCTCTTTGCCGTTTTCAAATATAAATTTAAAGCCGCCACATCCAAAAATCGATCCGATGTCGGCTGTGGCGAGATTAATTATATCTTTCACTTCTTTTTACCGATCTTCTTTGCCTCTAAGACTTCGTCATCCGCCGTTTTAGCGTCATTTTCGATTTCTCTTACCGCATTTAGCGTCAAAAGCCTAGCAATATAATTTTTATCAAAGCCTTCAAGGTTTAAAACCTCGCCTTTTTTTGCGTGACGATTTGCCACCACGCAATCATAAAGAACTTCATATCTCATAGCCTATCCTTTACGCATCTTTTGAAACTACAAAGGCTTTTTCACGTGCGACCTTTGCATCTACTTCTAAAAATACCTCAATCTCTATCGTTCCGCCTGCTACTTGTCTTGGGATAAATTCCAAACTACCAAAGGTTGCGATATAAAGTTGTGAAAAGTCGCCAAAAATTATCTCATTGTCACCAAATTTATTACATTTATATGCACTAAAACCTTGTAAGTCGTCGCCCTCTAGCAGTTTTCTTTCAGTGCCTGTCTCTCTTGATGTTGCTCTTAGTTTATTTAAGCTTGCACCATTTGCAAAAAATATAGCTTTTTGTGTATCGATCTTCTCTTTATCAAGCAAGGTGCTAAAATTTAATGTTTTTGTTAGATCAGGTGCTTTTAAATAATCATCAAAAGTTTGAACGCCTGCAGTATGATATAGCCCATTTACAACTGTTTGTCCATGAATGATTTGATCTTCTATCTTGCTTCTAATTGCATCTTTAAAACGTGTGTAAATATAAGCTTCAAGATCAATAGCGCTCATTAATAGCATCTTTCTTGTAATGGCTATACGAGTTGATAGGGTGTGAGGCGTTAGTTTTAATGTATCAAAGCTCAAGCTTTGCTCTTGTGCTTGATCGCCCTCATTTACAAAATAAGCTTCAAAAGTTGAGTTATCTCTTGGTATCTCTATCTCTTGAGTTAGCCCTTGTAGCCACGTTACTTTATTTAAAAGAGCGCTATCTTGCTTTAAAGCTTCTACTAACAAATCGCTTCTATATGCGCGATCTACAATGCTTAAAGCATCACTTGTTTTTACACTAGCAAATTTTGCGTAAAATTCGTTTGGTAGTGCATATCTGCCATTATCGCCTATGAAATTATTTTCATAACCAAGGTCTGCTTTTAATCCTACGCTTGATTTTAAAACATTTGCTAGGCTAAATTCTTTTTTAGTCTCTTTTTTCGGAGCTATGTTTATGCTCTCATATTGTTTTGATTTTGAAAGTTCAGCCATTTGTTTGCTAAAAGCGTTAAAACTAATGCCTTGCTCTATCGCTTCTAGCCCTTTTTCGCTTTCATTTAAAATCTTTGCTAATTCTATGATTTGCTTATTTTCATTAGCTCTATTTTCAAGCTCAACTACTTTTTGATCTTGCTCTTGCACCTTAGTCTCTTCCATTTTTTTATACTCCTTTGTTTGTTTTTTAAAACTACTTATCTTTGCATTTTTATCAGCTCCTTGCCATACGGCACTAAGCTCATAAATTTCGCCTCCGCTTATCTCATAATGACTTAAACCATCTATCTTTTCTATCTCTTTTATCTCGTAATCACACATCCCAACACTAACGCTTTGACTAAGTCCATTTTTAAATCTTAAATATGCTTGATAGCTAGCTTGCACTTCTGGGAAAAATTGCACTTTTACTTTATAATTGCCATCTTCGTTTTTTAAATCAATTATTTTTCCAATTGCATTTTCAAAACTAACATCATGATCAAGATAAAGGGTATCTGCATTAAATTTCATCGTTGAAGTATCAACGCTTAAATAATATTGCTCTCCAAAAAATTCACGCTTATGCATATTATTTTTGCTAAGGGCAATAAAGCTAACTGTTAAGTTTTCCTCATCAATGCCACCTTTTTGCGCATTAAAAAAGATATTGCCTTTTAATTCATTGATTTTCATTTTTTACCTTTAGTGTGTTAATCTCACTTATTTTTTTGATTATCTGTTTATCGTTTTCTATATCTTTTAAAAAATCATCTATATCTATGCCTTTTTCTCTTAGTACTTCGCTAATGGTTTTAAACCCACTTTCAATACTTATTTTATTTGCATTAACTTCTTTTGTTGGATCTATATATTCCCATCCTTGCGGTTTAAAGCTAAAATTGTCTAAAACAGCGTTATATTCGTAACTTGTTATTTGATTGTTTATTAAAGCAGTTTTTAGCCACTCTTTAAAAATAGGCTCATGAAATTTACGTTTTAAAAAGCCTTGTAACCGTCTAAAGCTTCTTCTTTCGCTTGTCACACCTTGACGGATGCTTGAATAATTTACCTCTTTTAAATCTCCAGTTAAAGTCGCATAACTAACACCTAATGAGCGAGCCACTTCTCGATCAGTCATCTTTAAATACTCAGTTATGTTATCAACTGCATGAGCCTCAACAAATTTAATCTCTTCGTTTTCGTTTAAATAAGCAATCTTTCCAACATCAGCTTGTCTAATCTCAGTGTGGTTTTCATCTTCACTAATTTCAAAAGGCAAAGCTCCGCTATTTTCTTTTTTTGAGATAAATGCTGTAAGCTCACTTGCAAGTCTTGCTCTATCACGTTCTGCTTTTAAGAATTTATCCTTTTGATTAATATCAAGTACAGCGCTGGCTAATTTGCTAATCCCACGTCTTTGTGTTGGAATGAGAGATTTTTTAATGTGTAAAATATCGCTTGCTGGTATCTTTATAACCTCTGCGTTTGTAGCATTTAAACTATCGCTATTTTTTCTAAAATAGTAAAATTTAGGTTTTAAGCTATTTTCTTCTCTTTCAATGCCACATTTTATGTTTGAGTTTATATCATTGTAATTATTGTCAATAAAGGCAGCATCAAGTAGTTCTATCTTTAAATTTTTTCCGTTTTTAATTAGATGAATAAAAGCCTCTCCATCTCTAAAAAAGCTAATTAACGCCATCTCTTCAATGTCTAAAAAGTCATAAACGCCATAAGGGCAACACTCTTTACACCATGAATTAAATAACCACTCTACTTTTTTATCTACCGCATTTTTCCCAGAGGCAATGCTTAATGTAATTCCTTTTTCGCCTAAAATTTCACTTGTAAGCATGTCAAAAAAGCCATTTGTAAGAGAGTTATTGACGCTTAGGCTTCTTGCTTGGTTTCTTAATCTCGCATTTGCAAGATCAGGATCAGTGTTTTGAGCTAATGCTAGAATTTCACCTAGATTTGCTTCATTTGGATTTAGACTTTGCCATCTAAAAAATCTTAAATTCTTTCTTTTTGGAGTACTTTGCGTTTTTTTCTTAAAAAAGTTAAGCATTTACACTCTACCTCCAAAAACGTAGGTTATCCCTGCTTTTTTATTCATATCAGCTGCTAAAAATGATCTCATTTTTCTAAGCTCAGTAATCAGATCAAACGCTGACCGCTTTTCGACACGGATATTGTCTATTTGATAACTTTTTATCTCAATGCCATTATTTAGATTGGTTAAGATATTATCAATCGCATCATCAATTAGCTTTATTCTCTCTTTTATCTGCATTTAGCCATTTTATAAAAAATAAATATTTCCTTTTATGGCATACAATAGTTTTTATAAATTTTTGCATCTTTTAATTCTACTAGTGTCTCTTCTATCTGTTCATTTATCGCATCTTCTTGCTCTTTTGATATTTCAACTTTTAATTTTATGCGGTTTGAAAGGTTATAAAGCCTATTTGAAAGAGTGGAAGCAATATCGCTTAGCTCTTTTTCTAACGCATCAATACTAATAACTTCTTTTTTGAGTTTTTTTAACTCAATATCTTTTATCTGAGCTAATTTATCCTCTTTTTTTGCTCTTGCTTCAGTTAAATCAGTAGTTTCACTGGCTTTATTTATTTTGTAAGTAATATAAGCATCTATGGCTGTGGCATCGTCATATATACCACGGCTAAGTTTTGTAAGCACGCCATCATTTGTTAGTTGTTCTATACGTCTTTCAGTAAGTCCCAAAAGTCTTGCTAACTCTTTACTTTTTATCTGCATCGCTTATACTTTCCAAATACTCTTTATCTTCTTTATCCACCAACTCACATTCATTAAAGTAAGAGACCACTGCATTATCAACAATATGGCTAATTTTTAAATTTAATTTCTCACTGAGAAGCTTTAGCCTAATTATGTTTGCAACTTCTAAGCTTACGCAGGTTCTAGCCCTAGCACCATATAACGCTTTTTTATTTTGCATTTTACTGCCTCCTTTTTTTATTTATTATCTTTGCGGCTGCTAAGGCTAAAACACTAATATCTAAAGCCTCATTTCTATCTCTAACTTTTACCCAGCAAAGGCGATCTTGTCCAAATTTATTTTTCATAGTTTGTAGCTTTTCAGCATCAAGTTGTTTAAAAAATTCTTGAGTATAACTTTTGTTATAGTGAAAATAACCATCGCCCACTTTATCGATCTTTAAAAGCCTAAAAAGCTCACTTTTGCCAGCAAATGTCCCAACCTGCATAAAATAACAGAGATTTTGCATCTTTTTAATTGGGTTTATAAAATCCATCTTATTACTTGTTTCGCTTGCTCCTTTTGTAGCGATCAATCTTCTTGAGTTACCACAAAACCTATATACTCTGCTAGAGTTAAAACCACTATCAACAAGCCCTAACATTAAATTTAGCTCATTATTATTTTCCTTCTTAAAAGGAAGATGCAAATATTTAAAAGTCTCTGCCCAAACAGCATCTTGTTCCGTGTTGCCATATATCTGCTTATAATCGAGGTTATAAGCCTCCATTCCCTTTGCCCAACCAATGAAATTTATCTCAATTCTATCTGCTTGTATATCAACGCCAGCAGTTATAAACTCTACTGCATCTGGAACACTATCTCTTGTATAATCTTCACGTCTTGCAAAAAGATCATCTCCTTTTAAGCTTATCGTTGGTGGTTCAAATGCTCGTGCTTCAATAGTGTTTATAAAGGTTTGAAGTTTATTTTGATCATCTTTGCTCTCATAAAAATCTTTTACTATCTCTTTCATAGTAAAAAAGGGGCTATAAATTGCATTTAAGAAAAACCCTGCCGTTAGAGAATTTGGATTTTTTGCTATCCACTCGCCATTTTGCACCATTTTATTTTTCTCACTCTCATTAAGCAAAGCTCCACATCCAAGACAAGAGTATCTAACGCTATCAAAAAGTGGATTTTTAAAATCGTCTTTTTCCCACACAACTCGGTTAAAATCTAGCGTTTGCGCATAACCACAATATGGGCATTTGACATAAAAATATCTCTGGTCGCTATTTTTAAACTCAGTAATTATTTGTGAGCTGTCTTTAAGTGTTGGAGTTGAGCTAATAACTATCTTTCTATCTGTATATGTGATAGTTCTTTTTTCAGCTAGTTTTATGGCGCTACCTTCTTTTGTTGCTTCACATCTATCGGCTTCATCAATTAGTAAAATTTTAATTGGCTTACTTGCAAGTTTGCTAACGGAGTTCGAGCCAACTAAGGCTAAGTTACCACCTTTGTAATTTTTTATTAAAATTGTATTGTTTGCTTCATTGGCGTTTATAAGCTCATCAAGGACAAAGCAATCTCTAAACATAGGCGCTAAGCGTCTTTTTGAGTAATCTTCAGCATCATTTTCGTTTGGTAACATAAACAAAATAGTGCTTGGCTCTTGATGTATAAAATACCCAATGGCATTGTTAATCATCTCGCTTTTGCCAAGCTGTGAAGCAAAAAGCAAGATAACTTTATTTTTACGATTATCGCTTATCGCATTCATTGGCTCTATTTGATAGGCAAAGGGCTTAAATTTGCCATAATGTGCCGAGCTTTCACGGCTTAAAACTCTATATTTGCTACTCCACTGAGTTAAATTCATTTTCTTTTTTATAAAAATTGCACTTGAAAAAATATTAATTATTGCACCCATAAATTCCCTAAATTTTTTAAATCTTTTTGTTTCTTTTTTTACTTTCATTTCGCTTTTTGACTTCTTTTGTTTTTACCTTAATGCACATCTAAAAAATAGAAACCGAATTAAACTTTTTTTAAGCTAATTTCTCGATTATCCGCGGTTACACCCCGTATTACGCACTTTTTGGCTAGAAAGGACCCATTGAATAAGATAGTTTTGTATATATTTTTCTCCTGAGATTGATATTCAGCGATGATCGCTTCTTTTGTCTTGTCGCTTATCTTTGCCATTAACAAATCCTAAACTCGCCCTCTATTACTCCAAGGGCTATTTTTCTCTCTAGTAGTTTCCGTTTGATTTTAAAAACTTCCGTCTGCATTCCTTTTACGTCCTCTATTATCCGCTTGCCATTTTTAAGGCGGTATGTAAAATCCGCTATGTATCTGATCTCACGTATCGTTCTAAAGCCTTGCTTGGTTGTTTCATCTGATATTGTGTAGCTAGGCATTAACACAAAAGGCACTTGTCTATTTAGCTCGCTTATCTCACCTGCTCGTTGTAAGGTTTCTAACTCTTGGTTTCTACGCCACTCTTTAGCACTATCAAAGCCTTTAGTTTTGCGGTTGTGGTATTTGTTCCTAGCAATCACCGAAACGTTGCCAATTCTCATCTGCTACCTCCTCGTATTTTTCTATACTCTCTTGTTTGTGTGCGTGACACCATTGATGACACTCTCTACAAACGGCTATTTGCTTGCTGTCGTCCTTATCTGCTCCAAATCTACCGTATCTTACGTGGTGGCACTCTATGCTTTGTTGTTTCTCGCATATTTGGCAAAGTGGGTATGCTTCAAGTAGTCTTAGTTGGTAGGCTCTATTTTCGCTTTTAGCTAGTCTCAAAATAGCCCCCTTGTTTCCTCGTTTTTGTGCTTCTCGTTCCACTTTCTCATTATTTCAAGCACTCCGCTTGCGTCTTTACGGCTTATCTCAAAGCTATCAAGT